TAACTTTGCTACAACTTTGCTCATGTTTTTAAATTCCTTGTCCTTTTTAAGACCTTCAAACCAAGACAGTGGCCTCCATGTCCTTATAATCACATAATCGCTATCTTCTAAACTCATAGCACCTACTTGCGGGAACACATCCCTTATAGGAAGAAGGAATAAATCAGGCCCTACATAACCGTCTTTATTAACAACCCAGTCAATCATCGCAAAATAGTTCCCGTATATATTTGAATAAAGGTCTGTCATCCTTAACTTGGTAAGAAAATCAAATTGTGAATTGGCATTAACAAGTACATATTTATCTAGTATCAAATTCATAAGGCGGGAAGCGCCTTCGTCGTTCTTGGAGATCGCCCTTATCTTTCCTGTGGGAAGTTGCGCCATAACCCTTGCGCTTCTTTCCATTACTTGAGTGGAGAGTTTATGGTCGAATACTTGGGATTTTGTTTCGTTCTTGCTTATTTCTTCTTCAAGTTGGCCGGTATAAAGCGATTCATATTCATCCCACAACCCACGCTTTGTGGAGAGATAATCTTCCGCAGCCTTTTTCCTTTGTAGTATTATAGATTTTGTATCTTCTTCCATTTAAGCCATAAAAAAACCACCCGAATTGGGTGGCCTTACAATACGTATGTTGTATTGACCTAGACGTATATTATAGCAGAAAAGTCAATAGAGTGCTATATGATAATCGTATATGTTTCAATAACCGATGCCGGAGAGGTTAAAGGGAACTTGAGTCTTTTACTGCTTACTATGTTTAAAGTTTCAAGTTTTGGTACGCCGTTTACGAGTAACACATTCCCCGATAGCGTTCCCCATCCCATTTTATCTACTTCGCCTTCCAAGAAAGCAAATAATTCTAATACTTTTCTTTCTTTCATTTAATCTTTATGTTTTGCAGGTGAACATAATCCACTATCCGCCCCGAATCGCATCTTAATACAAAAGAATAAATACCGTTTCTTTTAGACAATATATCCCTCATCATAGCCATATATGCTTGTTTGTTATGCGCTTTTATTTCAATCCTTGTTTTGTTCATACCACTTAATAAATTCTTTTCTTTCTTTTTCAAATGTGCTTCTTCTTTCTCCACCGGCCGATCCATGTGTCATAAGTATCGGGATTGTTCTTAAATACCACCCATCTTTAATATATTCGCAACTTAATACATGGTCATACCAATCCCATGTAACATTAACCTTTATCCTTCGTAATATTTCTTTCAGCATTAATCTTTTCGTTACCAAACAAACTCCGTCTAATACGTCCACCAAGTCATAATCACCGAATATTGATAACCCCTTGCTTTCGGGTGAATCGTGATAGATTTGCCCGCTTAAATTATTATCGATTAACCTTTTTCTTGAAAACCACCAGGGATCTTTAATGTCATAATCCTTGCACCCTGCAACCCCGCACAATCCTATATCTAATTCTTTAAAGATTTCTTTTAAGTCTGGTATGTAGTGATATTCGGTATCCTGGTGGGTAAGTATCACATATTCCCCCCTTGAGTGTTCCAATCCCTTGCGCCATGCGTCAAAAAATGATGTAGCCCCATATACATCAATCAACTCATAATCAATAGGCAATCTTTCAAGAGATAATGCTAGATTTATAATTTTGTCTTTATTTGTTGCCGGAACTATAAATGAAATCATAATGTTGAAAAAGGCGATGTTTCATCGGGTATGTCTATTTCTTCTTCATAGGGACTTAGACTATCAAGTCCGTATCTTGTTGCGTCCATGCAGTGATTAAATATTGGAGATGGTTCGTTGATAATCTTTCCTTCCTTGTCCGTAAGCCATAGGTAGTTTCTATATTCTTTTAATAAATCAAGCGATCTTTGGGTAACGCTTATGCGTTGGTCTTGTACATACTGTATGCCTTGATTAACGCTTCCTTGTCCTTTTTTTGAAGGTCTTATGTTTACCCCATAGCTTATTATTTCGTCTATGCTTTTGGGTTCTGCACTGTCGGCTACAACAAGCGCTTTGGGTTCATTGTTTAATATGTCGGATATTTGTTTGTTAGTAAGTCCTTTTTGAAAAGTTATTTGGTCCAATATAAATCCGCCGTCATATCTGTAAATGGCAACAATAGCCGTCGGGTCGTTTGAATATCCAAAGTCCAATCCATATCTTTCAAGTCTTGCTTCATGGGGTATATCGGTTATAACTTTCCAATCCCTATATATTCTTCCTTCCGCTTCCCCCAACTCCCCCTCACCATATATCTTCCACCAGTTCTTGTTTGCCCTTCTTGCTTCTATTGCTTGTATAATCTTTGGATCAAGGGCTTCGTTATCCCTATATGTTAGTTTAATAAAATCGCAATCTTGTTTTCCTAATACTTCGGTATAAAACCAAAATTCACTCACAGGATTCCAGTCAAGCCATATAATATCCTTAGTTCTTATTTCAAGTTGTGTATAGGTTTCATAACTTATATTGTTTGCTTCGTTTATAAATATAATATCCCTTCTTGGGCCTCTAACCTTACCTACTTGATCCGCCGAAAAGAACTCAACTATTGAACCATTTGGAAATGTATATATATTATCAGTCTTATTCCACCTTGAAGGATCAAAGGCATGGTGTTCATTCATTATGTTTAAGAAATCCCTTATAGCTCCTCTTTTAAGGTGTGGCATGGTTTCCGATACAACCGATATTGTTTCCCTTTTATCTTCGCTATTTGTTCCGGCACGCTGTATTATCCAAAGAAGAATTGATATTGTTTTAGATGCACCAGTTCCCCCGGCTATACCCCTTATCCTTTTGCGAAGTTTTGCTATCTTGCTAGTAGCTGTGGTTATTACATACATTATTCGGGTTTCCAATCTCCTAGTATTGCTATCACTTTATCTCCCGATACATTTACAGTATTTGATTCCCTCAATCTTCCTTTAAGTTTTAATAGGGTTTCCCAATATCTGTGCCTTGTCGTATAGTCCGGGTGTATCTCTCCGGTTATGGATTGTTTAACGGGTTTTGTCATTCCTTCTGCGCCAACATTTATTAGGGCTATGTCAGTTAATCCCATATCTTCCATCAATTCTGGAAACTGTAGTTTTCTAACGTTTTCAGAACCTATATTTGCAGCAACTTCTCTATCCTTTACATCATAAATTCTCATAGCCGCTTCAGTTGCATTTCCCGTTTCTATATATTCTTTAATCCACTTTCTTTGTTTTAGTGTTAATGATCTATCTTTCATACAATAAGTGCTTGTTTTCTCCTGTACATCCTTTGATATTCCAACTGGTATAACCTTCCTTTTGTTCCAAGCCTCCATATTCTTGTCCAATATCTATCGTGGCATTTTTTGCTGCAAAACTTCCATTCGCTTCGCATTTGAGTAAACCATCCATGGCAAAAGTAACAACAAATATCTCTTGGCTCATGTTTAGATATACTTAAACACTTCTTACACCGGGAAGTCTTTCCGCTTCTCTTATATTTATCGTTTCTAAATTCATCTAGGGGTTTTTCTTCTTTACACTTTGTACAAACTTTCATATTTGATATTCACAATTTAATGCTCTATATTTTTTCTCTAATCGATACTTTCTCTTTCTTTCTAAATCTTCCTTTAAGTGTCTTTGCCTTGATGCTTCATTCTGGGCCAATATCTTTAATCTATTCTTCCTGTAATACTGTATCCTATAGATTATTCTTTCTGGTGTATTTTTTCTTAGGTTGTCGCAGTATTTATATAAACATTTAATACAACAGAATTTAGAGTTTATCCGTTTCTTTAAAAAGTGCTTTGAGCATTGATAGCAATTTCCCCAGTCCAGTTGCCACTTTTCCTTATTCATTTTTTATCTCTGTAGTATTGGTAGAAATTTATTACTATTGCGATTGCAAAGATCGTAAAAACCGTTAGTAGTATTGATGTAGAAGCAATTAAAAATTCAATCATATTCTTTTACCGCACTTATCACAGTATCTCTTGTCGTAATCCCATCTAAAAGTGGTAGCACCGCAACAAGGGGATAGACCCAATAGTTTTCTTAATAGTTTTTTTATCTTCTCCTTTGTTTGTTTCATAATTGTTCTCCTATCCAAGTAACTACATTGGTTGTTACTGCATTTCCAAGACATTTATATCTTTGTGTGTCGCTTATTCCTTCTGTCCAACCATCCGGGAAGCCTTGTAAGCGTTCACATTCGGTTGGTGTTAGTCTGCGTATTTTCATATCTTCTGCTATAAAACTCTGACTTGATTTGTTTCCACAACCATCTCCTGTACTTAAAGTATTTATTCCTTCACTTATTCTTTCTTCATCCCTTATTTTGTTTTTATCTTTTCCCCTACTTTTACTCCAACCAAACATATAAGT